TAACGATTCATTTACAAGAGCACAATTTAAGAATTTAGTTGAACCATTCTTAAGAGATGTACAAGGTCGAAGAGGTATTATTGATTATCGCGTTAAATGTGATGATACAAATAATACTGGTGAAGTTATCGATCGTAACGAGTTTGTTGCCGATATCTTTATTAAACCTAATCGCTCAATTAACTTCATCTCATTGAACTTCATTGCTGCAAGAAGTGCTGTAAGTTTTGAAGAAATTGGTGCATAGTATATAAATAATAAAGAATAACAAAGGAAATCAAAAATGGCAAATTTAAGTGATTTTAAAGCTCAGATGATTGGAGGCGGCGCTCGTGCCAATCAGTTCCGAGTGGATCTGTCCTTTCCTAACTTTGTTACTGCCGGTACTTTGGTTGGATTAAATGCGCAGTTCATGTGTAAAGCTGCGCAATTACCACAATCAACTATAGATAACACTCCAGTTTTCTATAGAGGCCGTCAAGTTAACTTTGCTGGTGAAAGAACATTTGCGCCTTGGACTGTGTCTGTGTACAATGATACCACATTCGCTGTACGTAATGCTCTAGAGCGTTGGTCAGACGGTATTATGAACCACAGCCAAACTGATGGTAGAACAAATCCTGGTGACTATCAAGTTGACTTATTAGTAACTCAATTAGATAGAAATGGAGCTGCAATCAAATCTTATACGTTTAGAGATGCATATCCAACAGTAATCTCACCGATTCAGTTGGACTATGAAACAAATAACGTAATTGAAATGTTTGACGTTGAATGGACATATAACTACTGGACATCTAATACAACTGAAGGTTCTGACTTCGGTATTAATGTGAGTTTCGATACACCTATCGGTACATTCCCATTACCGTTCTAGTAGTGTTTTTATTATAAAGGTATATTATGGATATATTCGGATTTGAGATAAAGAGGAAAAAAGATCAGCAACCTAAAGGGGCCGTAGTAGCCCCTGCGGTTGATGATGGCTCGACCCTCATAGCATCTAATACGGCTGCCTATTATGGCGCAACATTAGATCTTGAAGGTACCATTAAGACTGAGAATGACCTCATACGAAGATATAGACAGGTTGCTCAATACTCTGATTGCGATAGTGCAATCGAAGATATTGTCAATGAAGCTATTACTGCAAACAGTGATGAATCACCTATCGATATCGTATTAGATGATGTAGAATTATCTGAAGGTATTAAGAATAAAATACGTGATGAGTTTGAAAATGTATTGAAACTCTATCACTTTGGCTCTAAAGGCCATGACATGTTTAGATCTTGGTATGTAGATGGAAGACTCTACTATCATGTATTACTAGACAATAACAATCCTAAGAAAGGGATTGCAGAAGTAAGATATATTGATCCTCGTAAAATACGTAAGATCAAAAACGTACATAAGAAAAAGAATGATAAAGGTGTAGAAGTCGTAGTAAAAGTAGAAGAATACTATGTTTACCACGATAAAGGAATCAATGAGAATACATCACAAGGTGTTAAACTTAGTTTAGATTCTGTTGTATATGCACCATCTGGTTTGATTGACGCTAACACAACAATGATGTTAGGTCACTTACATAAAGCGATTAAACCAGTTAACCAGTTAAAAATGATCGAAGATGCATTAGTCATCTATCGAGTTTCAAGAGCACCGGAAAGACGAGTGTTCTATGTTGACGTTGGTAACCTACCTAAGATGAAGGCAGAACAATACGTTAACGATATTATGAACAAGTTTAGAAACAAAATTGTTTATGATGCAACAACCGGTGAAATACGAGATGATAAGAAACATCTCAGTATGATGGAAGATTTCTGGATGCCACGTAGAGAAGGTGGTAAAGGTACAGAAATTACAACATTACCTGGTGGCCAAGGTTTAGGAGATATTGCTGATATTAATTATTTCCAAACTAAGTTGTATCAAGCATTGAATGTTCCTGTTTCAAGATTACAACCACAACAGGGTTTCAGTCTAGGTCGTTCAAGTGAGATTACTCGAGATGAGATTAAGTTCAATAAGTTTATTGAACGATTAAGAAAAAGATTCGCAGTTGTATTTTCTGAAACATTAAAGTTACAGTTAATACTTAAAGGTATTATCAGCCTTGATGATTGGAATAATATTGTACAAGATGTACGATTTGACTATCAAGAAGATAATAACTTTGCTGAATTAAGAGATACTGACATTATGATGAATCGATTAAATGTATTACAAACAATCGATCAATATGTTGGTAAGTATTACTCACAAGAATATGTAAGAAGATTTATACTAAAACAATCTGAAGATGAAATTAAAGACATCGATGGTCAGATTGAAGGTGAGAGAGATAGTATGTTAGGTGATGCAGAGTTCCAAGCAAGGCACGATGCAGTTAGAAGAGGCGAAAATCCTGACCAGGAAGAGCAGCCCGATGAAAGTGAAGGAGAAGAACAATGAGTGGTGTAAATGATATTATAGATGCAATTCAAAGTGGTGATTCAGTAGCTATTGATGATGCATTTAATAAAGAAATGTCAGCAAGAGTTTCAGATCGATTAGATACAATGAGACAAGATGTTGCACAAAATATGTTTAAATCTGCCGAATCAGTAGATTTAGATGCTGATACAGAAGTTGAAGATATGGATTTAGAAGCAGCACCAGTAGAAGATGCTGTTGAAACACAAGACGAATTAGATATAGAAGTTCAGGATACAGCAGATACTCCAGTAGAAGAACCTGCTCCTGATGTACAAACTGACGAACAGGAAGTTTAATGTATTTTAATCAGTTTAGAAGAAAGTTATCTGGCGAGAAGATAACTGAACAGCTTCGATGCTATGATCATCTTATACAAAAAGATGAAAATGGTACTGTGTTTATTGGTACTGTAAAAACAAAGTTTACTGAGTTAGAAGAAGCAAGAAACTATATTAAGCAACAATACGAAACAGTAAAACTAGAAGAGCAAGTTAAAACAGAAATATACGAAGAACTATCAGAAAATAAGATTGTTGATATTATACAAAAATATTATGATGTTAAAGTTACAGATACATTAATAGAATCATATATCGATCTCGCTTCTTCTAAACTTTTTACATTAGATCCTGCAGTCGAAGATATAAGAAACCTCAATAAGTTAGACACACTTGTTGAAGGTAAAATAGATTACAGACTTGAAGATGATAGTGTTATTGCTATTAGTCAACATACAAATGAAAAGTTAAAAGATTTATTTCAAGCTCATACAGATGTTGTTGAGCATATGAGACAAACAAAAGAAAATTTTGTAAAAGTTTTAAAAGATATTGGAGAATAATGAATGGCAATTACACCTCAAGTATTAAAGTTAAATGATACTGAAGCCGTTGTAAAGGTTTATGGAACAAATGATGCTGGTACTATTGATTTATCAACACTCATTCCTTCTACACAAGCTTTAGATGGTTCCACTCAAACAGTAAACATTAATAAGATTGAATGGGCAGGAACAGCTGCTTCAACAGTAACCATTGCTAGAGGTGCTGCTGGAGTTGTTACAGTTGATTCAACTGGTAGTGATAGTTTAGAATTTGGTGCAGGTTACTCAGATACCACAGGAAATACTGATGATATTTTAGTTACTGTAACTGGTACCGTAGCGGTATATTTAACACTACGAAAAGTTAGTGGTTATGCTAACAAAGTAGAAACAGCACAGTTTAGTGTCTATGATGACGTTACAGCTGTAGGGAGCTAAGTAAATGAAACTAATTAAAGAACATACCGAAGAGGTTAAGTATCTAGTTGAAGAGAAACTAGGTAAAGGTAAAGAATATTTTATTGAGGGTATATTCCTTCAATCAAATTTAAAGAATCGTAACGGACGAGTTTATCCAACAGAAATTTTGGATAAAGAAATCAAACGCTACAATGAAGAATACGTGACCAAAAATCGCGCATTCGGTGAGTTAGGACATCCTGATTCTCCAACAATTAATCTAGATCGTGTATCACACATGATTAAAGAGCTTAGAAGAGATGGTGATAACTTTATCGGAAAAGCTAAAATCATGGATACACCTTATGGTAAAATTGTTAAGAATCTAATTGACGAAGGTGCAACACTTGGTGTTTCATCACGAGGCATGGGATCATTAACTCAAAAAGGTGGTGTTTCAATGGTTCAAGACGATTTTACTTTAGCAACAGCTGCTGATATAGTTGCTGATCCATCTGCACCTAATGCATTCGTTGAAGGTGTGATGGAGTCTAAAGAATGGGTCATGGTCGATGGAAAATTTGTGGAAAGAGATTTGCTAGAGGCCCAGCGTATTATTCGTAAAACTTCTAGTAAGAATCTTAATGAGGCGAAACTCAAATTATTTGCAGATTTCCTCAACAAAATTAAGTAAATTATAAATAATATTAATATCTTATAAAGATAATTAAATTTTAGGAGATACATATGTCTATCGAACAAAAGATTGCTGAGATCTTAGCTGAATCTAAATTAGAAGATGCTACTATCGATCAACCTGAAGTGTCTGAAGACATCCAAGAGGATCAAACAGCAGAAGTTGTAGCTGAAGAAACCGAAGAAGTGAATGAGGAAGAACTCAAAGCTTCTAAAAAGGAAGATGAAGCAAACAATAAGAAAAACGCTGTAGATAAAAACCCTCAGGGTGACAAGGCAAAAGCAGTTAAAGAAGAAAAAGATTGCGACGATGATGAAGACGATGACGACGATGAAGATGAAGTCAAAGTTAAAAAAGAATCATCATGCAAGAAAGAAGAAGTTGAAACTGAAGACGAAATGATTATTGACGTGCAAGAAGACGTTGATGCATTAGTTAACGGTGAAGAACTTTCTGAAGAATTCAAAACTAAAGCAGCAACTATCTTTGAAGCGGCTATTATTAACCGTGTTAAAGCAGAAACTGCTAAGTTAGAAGAAGCATTTGAAGCTAAGCTTGAAGAAGCTGTAGCCGAAAGTAAAGAGGGATTAGTTGAAAAAGTTGATGGATACCTCAACTACGTAGTTGAGCAGTGGATTGCACAGAATGAAATAGCCCTTGAACATGGTATGAAGTCTGAAATTCTTGAAGGCTTTGTTGGAGGTCTTAAAGGCCTATTCGAAGAGCACTATATCGATATTCCAGAGGAAAAATTTGATGTGTTAGGTGCTTTAGAAGAAGAAACAGCAGAATTAAAAGCTAAACTTGACGAACAAGTTGCAGCTAATGTTGAACTTAATAAAGTAATCAACGAAAGCAAACGTGACGAAATCGTTAAAGCAGCTTCTGCAAATATGACTGAAACAGAAAAAGAAAAATTCTTAGGCTTAGCTGAAGAATTAGCTTTTGAAGATTCAGAAACTTTCGAGAAGAAAGTACAGACTATCCGTGAAAATTATTTCAACGGTAAAACATCAACAAATGTTGAAAGTGTTGTAACAGATTCACCAGTTGAAGAATTAACTGAAGAAGCAAAACCAGTTGATCCTACAATGGCTCGTTACTTAAACGCTATCAAAAATAAACAAACTTACTAATAAGGAAAATTAAAAATGGCTACTCGTCAAGATTTAATGAAAAAATGGCAGCCTATCCTTGAAGCGGAAGGTTTAGATCCAATTAAGGATAACCACCGTAAAGAGGTTACTGCTGTTCTCTTGGAAAACCAAGAACAAGAAATGCGTAAGCAAGCTGGCATCCTAAACGAAGCTGCTCCTACTAACTCAGGTGGTGGCGGTGTTGCTCAAGGTCACGCTGGTGCTACAACTGATAACGTTGCTGGTTTAGATCCAGTACTTATCTCTTTAGTACGTCGTGCTATGCCACAAATGATTGCATATGATATCGCTGGTGTTCAACCAATGACACAACCTACAGGTCTTATCTTTGCAATGAAATCACGTTATACAAACCAAGCTGGTGATGAAGCATTATTCAACGAAGCTGATACAGACTTTGCTGGTACAGGTACTGCTGCTGGTTCTAACCCAGTTGATGGTACATACACAACAGGTACTGGTATGGCAACATCAGCTGCTGAAGCTTTAGGCGACGGCGTTGGTGCTGACTTCGGTGAAATGGCTTTCTCAATCGAAAGAACATCAGTTACAGCTAAGACACGTGCTCTTAAAGCTGAATATTCTATCGAATTAGCTCAAGATCTTAAATCAGTTCATGGTCTTGACGCTGAAGGTGAGTTATCTAACATTCTTTCAAATGAAATCCTTGCTGAAATCAACCGTGAAGTTGTTAGAACTGTTTATAAAACAGCTAAACCAGGTGCTCAAGTTGGTACAGCTACTCAAGGTACATTCGACTTAGACGTTGACTCTAACGGTCGTTGGTCAGTTGAAAAATTCAAAGGCTTATTGTTCCAAATCGAACGTGAAGCTAATGCGATTGCTCAACAAACCAGACGTGGTCGTGGTAACTTCATCCTTTGCTCATCAGATGTTGCATCTGCTTTAGCAATGGCTGGCGTACTTGACTATGCTCCTGCATTAAACACAAACTTAAATGTTGATGAAGCTTCTACAACATTTGCTGGTGTATTAAATGGTAAATATAAAGTTTATGTTGATCCATATTCAGCAAACCAAGGCGCTTCACAATTCTTCACAGTAGGTTATAAAGGTACTTCAGCATTTGATGCTGGCTTATTCTACTGCCCATACGTACCATTACAATTAGTACGTGCAGTTGATCCAGGTACATTCCAACCAAAAATTGGCTTCAAGACACGTTATGGTTTAGTTTCTAACCCATTCGTACATCTTGATGGTTCTGGTGACCTACAAGCTGATGAAAACTACTACTACAGACGTGTTAAAGTTACAAACTTAATGTAATTTTAATATCCTCTTAAGGATAGTTTTAAGAGAGGGCTTCTACGGAAGCCCTTTTCTTTTATATAAATAATAATAGATTATATAATTAAGGATAATAGAATGGCACAGTGTCCAGTTCCAGAGAATATAAACCCATTAAGTCCTGTTGGATTTAGATTAGATATTGAAAAGTTACCGAATGTAAGTTATTTCTGTCAAGAAGCAACATTACCAGACGTAACTATTAATTCTATTCCTGTTGCTACACCATTAGCACAGATTCAAATACCTGATACCATACTCCAATATGGTGATTTAATAGTTAACTTTCTTATTGATGAAAATATGGATAACTATAAAGCGTTATATGATTGGTTAAAAGGATTAGGTTTCCCAACTAACCATGATGAATATTCTGATTTTATTGCTCAAGATCAGCAAGCAAATAAAATGGAATTAAGTAAGAACTATTCTGATGCTTCATTATCTATCTTATCAAGTAATAATCAAGTTGTAAAAACATTAAGATTTGTAGATATGTTTCCGATATCATTAGCTTCATTACAATTTGGTTCAAACTTATCCGATGTTAATTACCTTCAAGGTAATGCTATATTTAGATATACATACTACGAATTTTCTGAATAAAATAGTGTACTTTAATTAGTACCTGTGATATAATATAATTTTAAATAGTGTGAGAATATTATGAATTTACAAGAAGTACAAGAAGAATGGGAACGTGATTGTCGAATTGATGATAATCATTTAGGTGAAGCTTCAACATACACACCAAACCTACATGCCAAATATCTTAAAATTTTAATTAATACAAAATTAAAATTAACTAAGATCCAAGCAGACTACAATATCCTACGTAAGAATAAATTTAAATATTATCGTGGTGAATTATCACGAGAAGAACTATCTACTCTTGGTTGGGAACCATGGCAATATAATAAACCATTAAAGAATGAAATGGATGAATTCTTACAAGGAGATAAAGATCTTATTGAAGTTAATCAAAGAATAGAATATCTCAATGTTATGCTATATACATTAGAGTCTATTCTTTCTCAAATAAAAGCAAGAGATTGGCAACTTAAAAATGCTATCACTTGGAAACAATTCTTATCTGGAATGTAATGTTATTAAAGATAGAAAAAATATCTGAAGTTCATTTAAGAATATATTCTGATCCTAATTGTGAACAGGAATTAGAAGCTTTCTTTACATATGAAGTACCTGGTGCTCGCTTTACACCAAAGTTTAAAGCAAGACTATGGGATGGTAAAGTAAGATTATATTCTTTAATACGCAAAACACTATATGTTGGTCTATACAAATATGTACTTGAGTTTGCAAAACGATCAGGTTATCAAGTTGAGTATATACCTAACGATGATTTCCCAACACCAATAGAATCTAATTCTCACACTATAGAGGATATTGGAAAATGGATTGAATCGTTGGGTATGTATGCTCGTGGAGAACCAGTAGCAGCAAGAGACTATCAAGTCGAAGCTGTAACCACAGCTCTTAATTTAAATCGAACTGTACTGCTATCTCCTACCGCTTCGGGTAAATCGTTTATGATTTATTGCTTATTAA